GTAGTATTAAAACAAAAGATCTTGCGCCTGATAAACTTGGATTGACTGTTTACACTACTGTTAAAGATTTTGATAAAGCTATAATTAGTGGTATCGAGAATTTAAAGATTGATGAAAGTATAAAAGAAGTATTATATAACTTACATCATGATATGACTAATTTTAATTCGAGTTCAGATACAGTATTCTTCAGTCCTGAAACTAAAAAACTTATGGCATTAGTTAAATCACAGGATAAGCAAGCCATAGGTAAAGATTTCGGAGAAATACTTTCTTTACGTTGGTACATAACTCAAGATTTTGCCAAGCCGTTAAAGAGCTTTGGGTTTTCAACTGTCAGTAACGAGGCTTTGGTTGACTTTTATGTTGTTCACGGTAAAATAAGATCAAACATATCTGCTAAGTTCGAAGCTGGAGCGGCACCTTCTATTAAATCAATTATGAAAGATGTTGATAAGATATATGATAACCCAAAAGCAGCAGAAAAGAAAGCTATCAATGTTTTGAAGGCTCTTGCGAGTGAAGATAACAATACTTCTACTAAAATATTGCAAGCGTATGAAGCTTTAGGATTACCAGCTTTAGGCGAACTAAAACGCATATTAGGTAAAACAAAAATATCATTAACTGATATATCAGATCATATTCAATCTATTGCTAATTTAGGTAGTAAACCTTCTACAAGAATAAAAATATTTAAAGAAGTATTCAATCCTTTATACGAAATATTGAACAAAACTGCTAGCGATGATTCTCTTGATACTGTCTTTGGCAATAAAACTTATCGCAAATATTATTCTTTAGTATTGTCTCCAATGGGATATGCTTTAGTTAGTTATATGAATAGTACTCCTGTTTTCCAAGACGTGTTAAATAACCTTAGCAGAAATATGACTACAGAGCAGGTGTATTTAAATTTCACTACAAATGGTATGAAGTTCGAAAAGAAATTATTTTCTCAGGCGGAATTTAAATTCGCATATGGTGCAAACGCCAAAGATTCTGATAACACTGGAATTAAGTTCTCTATGAAATAATAAATAATAGTTTACAAAGGCGTATTATGATAAAATTCACCACCTTCTTAACAGAATCATTAGATATCGAAAAACTCAAACATCTTGAGCATGTCGAAGATCATATCATCCATGGTGGTCATGAAGGTGTTGTACACGCACACGAAACATTGTCTGATGTTTTAGCTATCCTTGAAGGTAAACCAAGAAAAAGTTTTGGTCAGCAAACAAGAATAACCACAAAGTATGACGGCGCTCCATCTATTGTATTTGGTATCAATCCAGAAAATGGTAAGTTCTTTGTTGCTACTAAATCAGCTTTCAATAAAAATCCAAAACTAAATTATACTATTAGAGACATTGAAGAGAATCATGGACATGCTCCTGGTCTTGTAGATAAATTAAAACAGGCGCTAGCTGAACTACCTAAAATTATGCCAAAAAATGGTGGTGTATTTCAGGGCGATATGATGTACACAGCTGATGATCTAGTAAAAAATAAAAACGGCACATATAGTTTTACACCAAACACTACAACATATACCACTGATAATCCGGAAAACAATCGTAGTGCTGAAGTTGCTAAAGTTGGTGTTGTTGTTCACTCAAGGTACGTTGGTAAAACTTTGGCTGATGCTAAGGTAAGCTTTGACGTTGACCAGAGTCAGTTCAGGCGCAATCCGGATGTTCATATGATTAACCCGGAGATATCTGGTGCCAATATCAAACCGATCGAAAAGAAAAAATACGAATCAGAAATTCAAAAAGCTCTAGACATTTATAAAAATGTCGACGAAGATTTTTTCAATATCGTTGATGGTCATGATGAAACTATTAAGGTGTATATCAACTCTTGCGTAAGAGATAAAACTGTACCAGATGGCAAAGGGTTTATGGCATTTGTTAAAGCCAGAACTCAGAAAGAAATCGAAAAAGCTAAGTCAGCTGATGGTAAGGCAAAGAAAAAGGCAGCGCAAGATGCAGCTGTTTCTCATGTCAAAAATCATATGGAACAATTTAATGCATTTTTCAGAATACATAAAGCACTTCAACAGGCAAAAGATACATTAAATACTGCATTATCTAATACAGTTGACACTGGATTTAAAACAACAATTCGTGGAGAGCCAGCAAAACAAGAGGGTTTCGTTGCTATTCGCGGCGGTAGACCATCAAAGCTTGTTGATCGTGCAGAGTTTTCTGCTGCTAACTTTGCTGGCGGCGCATTTCAAAAAGCGGCTAAAGAAGAACAAGCTGCGGCTGAAGACCTTAAACCAGTTGTAACGTCATTTGGTAGAATGAATCCTCCAACTCATGCTGGTCATGGCGCTGTTGTAGGTAAAGTTTCTGAATTGGCCAAAGAAATGAAAGTGCCTTCTTCTATTGCTTTATCTCGTTCACAAGACCCTGTTAAAAATCCATTATCGCCAGAACAAAAATTAAAACACGCAAAGCGTATGTTCCCTGATGCTAATATTATGTTGGCTGATGAAGACGCTCCTACAGTTATTCAGCATGTAAAGAATTTAAACAAGAAAGGTCATAATCACCTTGTTCTTGTTGTTGGTTCTGATCGTGTCGAAGATATGCAAAAGTTGCTTGACAAGTATAATGGCACTGAATTTAACTTTAAGAAAATCGATGTAGTATCAGCTGGTCAGCGTGATATGGACGCTGATACAGAGGAAGAAGAAGAGAAGCCAGCTAAGAATGAAACGCCAGAGCAAAAGAAAGCTCGTGAAGAAAAGAAACGTCGTAATATGTCGGCAACTAAAATGCGCGGGCATGCTATAAGTGGACGTTATAGTGAATTTAGAGCTGGTATGCATCCTACAGTATCTGATGAGCATGCTCGTGAAATGTATCAAGAAGTTCGTCAGGGTATGGATATTAAGATCGGTCCAGATACGCCAATCAGAGCTTTATTGAATCATGCTAAACGCAAAGATCCTATCGGCGTAAAAGCTCGTAGAGAAGTTCAGCGTCGAGAGTTAGTTAAACAAGCGGAAGCAAAACGCAAACCAGTTAAGAAGCCAGTTAAGAAATCAATTAAAGAAGATACAACGTCTGCTGTTTCTGGGTTAGGATTTAATACTGGTAATCCAGCCGTCAATGGTGATTACTTGGGCAATTATGTAAATCAAAATACAGCTGATTCAGATCAAAAAAATAACATTCTTCACTTATGGATGAAATCGGCCCAATTACATGATAAGCGATTAGGGTTTAAAGAATTTAGTCCAAAGGATAGAAAATAATGGCTATATTTAATTCAGGAAATAGTACGTTTCAATCTGGTAATAAAACATTATTTGAAACACAAATGCTTGCAACGCCAAACGGTCATGTTGTAAGTAATACTAATCCCTTACCAGTTACACTTGGGTCTGATAATATTACTATCACTGGTAGCGTTAATATTGGAACAACGGTGACTATTCAAAGTTCGCCTGAAGATCCTGTTGATATGCATATTAGGCAAGTTGGTACTAGTGGTATTCTTGATGTGCCATATCTACCAATAAGTGGTAACGTTGTTATTTCAAATGGTTATGTTACAACACAAAATACTTCTTTTAGTAACCAAACAATATTTGTTAATGGTGGACAATCAAACATCGGCAATTTTCCTGCATCTGTTAATACCTCTATTCATCACAGTAATGGCGCTAATATAACATCAGCTGTTCCACTGCCGGTAACTGCGTCAATTGTAAATCCAGTATCTTTGCTTTATAGTTTTAATAATTTTGGCGTGTTCAGTCATCGTGGTTGGTCTGTTAGTGATACTTTAATACCTATGTTTACGGTTAGAGCAAAATCAACGGCTACGCACAACGTCAATATTATTAATTATGATATTGGAAACAATAATGCCAATCAAAGCACTATAGGATATATTTGGATAGAAGATGCTGTTATATCTGGTTCAGTTCCCTCTTGGACTTCATTGAACAGTCAGGCAGAATATCGATTCTATACTGATGCATACGGTAGTAATACTCCAAATGGAGTTTCTGGTGGCACTCAAAGACATGCTGGAATAATAATTGGTAAAAATAGTAGTGCAGAATCAGATATTGCAGATATTAATATGATAGCAGGGGGTGTTACTTTAACTTTATGCTTGATTAGATTAGATAGTGCTACGAAATTAGATGTATGGGTTGCTGTTGATTTATCTATTCTTTCATAAAATTAGTTTTTTATAAATACAAAGTCCGCAGAAAGCTACGGCAACCCTGCAATTGTTCAATGGTTAAGCCCAAGGGAAACACCAATGCTAAAAGATACAAGTCTCCAACCTAGTCCTCAGCTAGCTCTTGTAGAGCAACAAGGGGTTGCCGTAGCCCTTTCTCCAAAACAAATACTATCGCTATATAAGAAATCAGAATACTCTGAAATTTCTTTTGATACTTTAAAAGAAGTATATCAAAGAGGGTATGCAGAAAGTTTATCGGAACAAGAAGCTTTCAACAGAGTTAATTCATTTATCTATGGTGGCGCAGCCGCTGAGTTAGATAAAGATTTAAATGAAAAACGTGGATTGTGGGATAATATCCATGCTAAACAAAAGCGCATCAAAAATGGTTCTGGTGAGCACATGCGTAAGCCAGGTTCTAAAGGCGCTCCAACAGCAGCTGCTTTAAAAGCTTCACAGACAAAAGAAGAAACCGATCCTTGTTGGGATAATTATAAACAAGTCGGTATGAAAACGAAAAACGGTCGTGAAGTACCTAATTGCGTACCAAAAGAAGCAGTAAATCCGGCACAGCAAGCAGCTATAGCTATTGCTATGAAGAAGGCTGGCAAAAAACCACATAATGAAGAATATACAGGCACTGAAAAAGTGTCTAAGAATTCGGATGATGCATCTAGTCGTTTCGTTGGTACAAATTCATTAACTGATGTGTACAAGAAAGCAACACCAGGTTACACCAATACAGTTAAGCGTGTTGTCAAAGAACATTGCGAATGCATGAAGAAAATGCAAGAAGATGCTAAGGGTTACAAAAACCCCAATGGTGGTTTGACTCAAAAGGGACGCGATCATTATAATAGAGAAACTGGTAGTCATTTAAAAGCGCCAGTAACTACACCACCATCAGAATTAAAAGCTGGTTCAAAATCAGCTAATCGTCGTAAATCATTCTGTGCGCGCATGGGTGGTGTTGAAGGGCCAATGAAGAAACCAAATGGCGAACCAACTCGCAAAGCATTAGCATTACGTAAGTGGAATTGTTAAAAGGATAATAAAATGTATAGTTTTAAACAATTCATTGAATTAACTGAAGGCGATGTTATTAAAACTAAATTTGCCACAAAGAATATGCAAAAACGTGGTATTGAAGGACCACATCCTATTGTTGATGATGACCTTATGCGTAATTGGGCGCTTCATAAAATACCTAAAAAAGCTCATGATAAGCTAGATGTGTCATATCATAGAGGAACAGCTAGATTTCATAATATGGAAAAAGGAACGCATTTTGATGTTAAAGGCGGATCTCCAAGAACTACTGTTATTACAAAACATAATAACAAACCTACTCTTGGAATGATAGCTCCAAAGACCCCTGTGAGTTTCAAACAAGATAAAGTAAAAAAGAAAAAGGGAAACGTTGTTCCTCTCAAACAAGATAAATAATAACACTAACTGAAATATAATGGAGAAAACAAATGGAATATATTATTGGATTAGTATCACTTGCAGGAATTGGTTATGTTCTCTACAAGATGATGGTCAAACACGAAACAGCTGTTCAGGCTGCTGAAGAAGTAACTAAAGAAGTTGTTGTCGAAGCTAAAGTAATTGCAACTGAAGCTGAAGAAAAAATTAAAGATATAGTTGTTGAAAAAATTAAAGAACTTGAAACTAAAGTCGAACCAGTAGTAGAAGAAATTAAAGTTCAAGAGCTAAGAGTAAAAACAAAAGAAAAAGCTATTGAAGCTGTGGTCGAAGCAAAAACTGAAAAACTAGCTAAGGCAGTAAAGAAGACAAGAGTAAAAAAGAAAGTAAAGTGAAATGGACGATCTTATCGAACAAATGAAGGTGTCCCTTGCGAGCACCTTTGCCTTTTATCTAAAGACTCATGGTTTTCACTGGAATGTGGAAGGCGCTAACTTTCCACAATATCATGAGTTTCTTGGTAATCTTTATGAAGAGGTATTTAATGCAGTTGATCTAATCGCAGAACATCTTCGCACTTTGAATTCGTATGCACCGGCATCATTTATTCGATATACAGATTTATCTATTGTTAAAGATGAAGTAAATATTCCTCCTGCTATGTCTATGATGATCAAGTTGGTCGGCGATAATCAAGCTATCATTGATCAACTAACAAAGACTCAAGCTCTTGCAGAACAGAACAAGAAAATGGGTTTGGCTAACTTCCTACAAGACCGCATTGATGCTCATGAGAAACATGGCTGGATGCTTCGTTCAATTACAAAGGCATAAAGAAATGGAATACCGCAGCTTAGAACATAAAATTAGAGATCTTTGGATTAGCGAAGCCAACCGCAATACAGAAATGCGTCGTAAGGTTGCTAATGTTGGTAGACCAGAAAATAATGTCAAAGACGAGACTTCTAAGCTTGGTAAGCAGGGTGAGATCAAAACTAAGATTATCGACGAAGCTGCAGATGATGATCCAGGTAATTTAGTATCTGATAAGAAAACTAAAAAAGATACTGACATGAATGACATGGATGCAAAAACTATTAAGGGCGGTAAAACAGAAGTAGACACTGAGCCTAAAACAGATGATAGAACAGAAAATTCAACTGACGAAGACAGTAAGTCAAAGAAAACAAGAAATCAAGAAAACAAAAAAATTGGCGCCAAAGGTGTAAAGGAAGAAACAATGACTGGTAAATTAACACTTGGCTCCACTCAGAGTCAAATCAATGCAATCGCAGAAGCAATGAAGACAATGAAGGGTATTTGCCCTAAGTGCAAAAAGGCGAAGTGCATGTGTGAGTCAATGAAAGAAGAAAACATTGATGAAAAGCTTGTTGGCAAGCAACATAAGATTGATGCCAATCATAACGGTAGGATTGATGCGCAGGACTTCAAGATTCTTAAGGGTAAGAAGAAGGTTGAAGAAGAAGTAGAAGAGCTTGACGAGCGCGATGCTGGCAATAAAGTTAAAAAAGATGCTGCTGTTGCTGGAGTTGGTGCTAAGAATAGAGATGATCAGCATCTTGGTTCTAGAGGAATGAAAACTAGTGTTGCTGATAAAATTCGTGGGCGCGAAAAGATGTCTGGCGTAGACCGTAAACAATATAAAGAAGAAGTTGAGTTTTCAGAAGCAGAAATTGCACGCATTGAAGAAATTGCAGCTTCAATCGATGAAGTAGTAACAAAGAGAAATCTTACTGCAGCTGATAAAGCAGCAAAAGCAAAGTATATTGCATCTCACCAAGCAAGATTAGCAGCTCATGATACTGGCGTAGAACCACCAAAGAAATCTTTCAAAGATGTGAATACTGAACGTGGTGATTATACTAGTCAGCCAAGTAAAATGGGATTGAGACACGCTATCGGCGCTGGTTATTATAAGAACGATTGATATGAAAACCTTCCGTAATTGGTTAGAAGAAGCTAAGAAAAAAAGTAGTAGACAGCCAATGCCTACTACTCCTACTTCTGCGCCATTACGCGGTCAGAATCAAGATCAGTCTGGTTATAACGGTAAAGGTAACGTAGCTGATTACACTATCTCTGATGAAACAATTACTGAATTATCCCCTGAACTAGTAGGTAAAGTTAACAAAGCACGTACAGTTGGTGGTAAGCCGAGCAAAACAGATACAGCGACTAGAACACTTCAGAAAGCTGTAAACAAAGCTTGGATTAAAACAAAAGTTGATACAATCAAAGAAATGATTGCTGGCGTAGGTAGTATGCGCATTAAACCAGTTAACCTAGGACAAACTACTGGTGGTCAGAAAAAAGACCCAAATGCTCCTTCTAACGTTAACAGATTGCAAGCAGCTGCTAATCAAAGAGTTGCTGCTCTTGATCAGGCTGCACAAAAACAAAAAGAATTACAGCAGAAAACAAAAGAAAATGAGATTAAAAAACGTCAAGCTGCACAAAAGAATGCAGGTGACTAATGGCTATTTTTGCTAAAAATATAGTTATTAAAGAAAAGCCAGCAGATCCTGTAGTTCCAGTAAATTATATTATTGATCAAACTATTAATGCTGGAAACATCACAGTTTCTAAATTAATAAATGAATCAGAAGATAAACTGTATGGTGAAGCAGCAGCTATTAGACCTTTAATTGAAGAACCAATCGTCAATTCAATTTCAGAAAACCACGTATCAGTTGAAATTACAAAAAAATACGATGATGCTCTTTTCAAACACAAAACGCCGAGACGTTCTCAATATATAAGAGATATGTTGACTGTAGAATAATAATAAATAATAAAAAAGCTTTCCTAGGAGGATAAACTAATGGCACAATGGGGTAGAAACGACAAGTCAGTTACTGTGACAACCAGTACTACTAAAGAAACATCAAACGGCGCACCAATCGGAACATATGCGCTCGTTAAATCTGGCGGTGGCGATTATGCTCACCAGGGTAACACACACGGCACTCGCGCGAATGCTGATAAGACAATGTTCGGTAATACAACCGTTGGCGCGTTTATTCCTGGTAAGGCTGTTGGCGTATTCGGTGTTGATAACTACGAAGTTGCATATAACTCTGGTCCAATTGTTGATGGAGCTGTAACATATGCTGGTTCTGGATATGCAACCAATGCTTCTATTACTGTAACTGCAACAAATGGTGGTATCAACGGTGTTGCTAATGCGCAAGCAAACAACACAACACGAGCTGGTAAGATTGAAGCTATTAATATTTCAACTGCCGGCTCAGGTTACATTACGCCACCAACAATTACTATTGCAGCACCTGGCGCTATCAATATTAACGCTAACACAACAAGCTTTGCTAACAGCACTGTTTCTGGTGCAGCAAATAGCTCGTTTATCATTGCTACTGCAAACTCAAGATGGCAGGTAGGAGATCGTTTCTTCTATGGTGTT